TACATTCAACTGCATAGCTTGTGGCGGCGGAGTCGTCGTCAGCGCAGCTGATGTCGTTCCGTTCTTCTCTTCTTCACTCATCGTTTTGCCCTCTTCTCTGCGCGCTTACGCTCTGCCTCTATTCGCTTGCGCTTGTTCTCTTCTTTCATTGCCTTGCGCGTCTCATCACTCAGAGAAATCACGCTTCCAATTGTCGGAAAGCATGGCGTGAGAATAGCCTTAAACTGCTGGCGTCTCTCTTCGCTTTTGCGCTCTTCTTGTGAGTTCATCGTTTTGCCCTCAACAATGCTCTATACTCCTCTCTCGTTACCGCCAGTTGCGGCAGCGTCTTGATATACTTCGTCAGCGCCTTGCCGATCTCGTCATCGTCATCACTCTCCAGGCTTTGCACACTCGTATAGTATACGGTACAACGGCAATTGATCACGTTGCCTGCGCTTCCAGCAGGATCGCCTGGATACATCAACTGCTCACCACCGACGTCAAACGGCTCATCCATGCCAACTTCCTGCCCATCTGCCTCGGCGTGATCTTCCCTTGTCTTACTATCATGCGTTGCCAGCCACACCTTATTCAGCGTGAGACCACTAGACTTGGCAGCCTCTACCGAGCCGTACTCATTGGCGCCGTGTACCTCAGTAGCCGCTATAGTCTGCGACCTGTCGGGGATAATCTCCGCCGTATAGAGATCATCGACACGTTGCGCCAGTTGATCTAGAGTCTCACCTGCTTGCACACCTTTTGAGAGAGCCGATTGTAGGAACGCCAGTGTCGTTGAATAGATTTGACTCACTTTCTCACCTGCGATCTGTAGCAGATGGATAAGCACATCAGGCGCATGCAGGTTTAGGCTGAGGTTGAACAGTTTTTGCTCGTAGGGGCTTTCTCCATACTTCAAGTTCGCCAGGACGCTCTTACCAAAGTCTTCTCCCACATCCTGGTAGATGCCAACAATCAGGTTTTTCAGCGTTCCTTGCTGCTCAAGAACCAGCAGCGCATGTTCAACATTTGAAGCTGCATCTGCGTCAGAGCCACGGCTAATAGCCGCGGCAATCGTTTTATGCTCATCTCTAAAATAGTCCTCCAATCGGCTCTGGATCACCTTTTCCCACTTTGCGCGTTGCGCCTCGACCGTCTTCACGTACGCGGCTTTCTCGGCTGCCGTCTGGAGATCCAAGACTTTCACTGCCGCTCGTCGGGATGGTAGTGGTAATACAGCTTTACCGTTACTACTGCTGTTAGGCCTACCAGCAAGAGCAGTGTTATCGTTGTTATTGCTATCGTCCAAAGGATCAGCGTTATCATCGGGTGGTACCTCGGTTACTGTTGTTTGTCCTGGCGGTGGTAGCAACTGTGGCGGCGGAGGCGGCGGATTGATCGTCTTGCCTGACATCGCCGCAATGTAGTCATCCAGATCTTCTACATGCACCGGAATGCTGTTGATAATCACGAAATCCTTCACCGGCAGCTTTGGCCTGCCCTGGATCTCACGCGCCTCAAAGAACGTTGTCGTACTTGCTGTAAACTCTGCGGTCGCTCTATCGCTGGCTTGCGCTTTGGCTTCCTGTAAACGCCGCTGGATCGCCTCCACATCCTCTTGATCGTAACCCAGGAAGCCGCCGTAGCGCGGTGTGAGCCACAGGTTGGTCGAGTCCTGAAACATGTCCAGGATAGGAAAATCAATCTCAGTGTAGAGGGCATAACGTGCTTCTTCCTGATTACTATAGGTTGAGTCAGCCAGGCCGAGCAGGAACAGAGGGAAGTTGAAGAAGATACCCGCGATGTCCCTATCCTCTTTTGCGGAGCTTTCAATCCAATCAAGCTCATAAGGACTCATGCTCATGCTCTGCCACTTGACGCCGCCATGCAGGATGGCTGTCTCACCTGCATTGCGAGGTCCTGCAAACTTCCGGCGTATCTCTTCTTTCAAGCCCTTATACTCAGTGTCCCCCAGGAGCGCATCAGTGACCCATGCACCGCCGGGACGCGCCATGTTGGACATGAGACCCAGGTTCCATTTCTTCCCGGCTTTCTGGATGTCCACGTCCAGAGCTGCTACTTCAATCGGTGATATGCCGTACACATCATCGTTACCAGCAAACAGCTTATTATGCATTATAGACGGGTCGTCATAGCGCATGGGTGGCGAAAAGTTACCGAACTCATAATAGCGAGGCCCGTTCTCATCTACCTTGATCTTGGTAAGATCAGGCCGGAGATTATAGAGTTCGTCAAAAGGCGCTGTAGGGTTTTGCTGGAATGAAGAGGTGAGTTTCGCCTGGATACCAAGCACATAGCTATTGCCAGTCATGCAATAGTAGGCAATCATGGCCTCACGGAATGCCGTTCCTGCTACTCTCGGGGATGGATTGTTCCACAACTTCAGCAATTCAGAGTTGGGGACTTCGCGCTTCTTGGTCTCGTCGGTATAATGCTTCCACTTGATGCCAGCGCAGGTACGCGCTATTTCACCAACCACGCGAAACACCATCCCATTGCCTCTGTAGCCCTCCTGGATATAGGCGCGGGTATGGCGCGGCATCGTGGCAGGGGCGGCTACGCCTTGCTGAGAGACGACGACGGCAATGTTGGGATCAGCTTTTTCGCTGTATTGCCTTTGTGAGCGGTTACGCCGTCTACTCATGCTAGTTGCTCCTCAATATCATCATCTATGAAAAGCTCCAATTGTCCAGCCTCAATTTCTGCCTCACGCCGTTTACGATACTTCGTTTGACGCCCATTTCTGCCATGCTCCAAAGCGTCATACTTCAAATGACAATCTTGGCACATAGCCATTAAGCGAGCATTCGGGTTTGCAATATCGTGGTCAAGATGAGCAGTTTGTATCACTTCTTTATAGTGTCGATTTAGCCCAATACGCCATGTTCCATCGGCAATACCGCACTGCTCACATTGCCAGTTTGCCAAATCCTTGCATATCCGCGATCGCTCTTTATAATTGGGATGATAGCGTTTAGGGTTCCACGGCATAAGGTACCTGCCATCCTGAATCAATAATCATCGATGGGCTTCTGCTCAGGTTTTCGCACTCCGTTATAAATCTTCGCGCCAAATCTTTCGCCTGAGATAGCCGTTCCCAGTCGTCAGCCTCAAACACTTGCACATCAATGGCAGTAGGTAACTGAGTAAGCATCTTGACTACAGCTACTTGAAAGTCCTTTGTCAGTTTCCGCCACTCCTGACGTATGCGCCGCTCTTGCTCTTCTTCATTGCGTTTGAGAGTTGCTTGCCTTGCCTCTTCACCTAACTCTTCAACTTTCTTTGAGAGATTATCACGCTGCTCAGTGAGTTTATTTATCTTTGCTTTTGCTTCGGGCGGTATCTCTTTCTCTTGTTGCTGTAAATCTTCGATCTGCTTGGTAAGCTGTTTAACCTTAACTAGTGCTTGACGTTCTGACTCTTCAGCTTGCTCTTTTGCCTTATGTGCATCTCTGATCTTGCGTGCAACGTCCTCAGTGATCTTCTCTCCATCCTCAGCGCGTTGTTTCGCTTCCTCACGTGCTGACTCAGGGACTTTGGCAGTTGAGAGAAGATACATTGCACGACTTTCAAATTGCTGATTTTCTGCAATTTGCCCAAAGTTCTTAGCGGCATTCATCCAACTATCGGCAGTGTAATGACTTAATCCGATTGACTGTACCCAAGTCAGAAAATGCCCATGTCCAATATCAGCTTTAACCGTAAGCAAGTCCTTGCCATTATCAATAATGGCCTTCTGAGTACGCCCAATAATCCTTACTTCTGCATCTTGCGTACGTTGCGCTTGCTCAGGAGTCAGCAAGTTATAATCAAATGTGAGCTGCACAAGCTCATTCATCGCTTACTCCACTCAGCAAGGCTAACGGCGTAGGTGTACCAGCAGGCAATGGTGGTAGCACTTCACGCAATAGCTGAGGTCGGTTCTGAATGCGGTTATAGCAGACATCATAGGCTTGTTCGATGAGCTGCTCTGCCTGCTCAGGATTTTCAACGATGTGATGTACAGCCTTAGCTATTTCCCTTGCTATATCATTCAGCATTATGAGGGTATTCATCTCAGCCGCTATCCAGGGATCAGCAAAAACCTCACGGTTCTGGCAATAATACGCCTCGTGCTTTTTCTCCATAATCCGACGCACAACGACCAGCCCCGCTACTTGCTCAAACCAGGCAAGATCAGAGTCAGAGTTGATAGCGCGATATCGCTCTGTGTGCTCAGTCAACAACCATGTGCGATATCGCTTCACCAGGAAGTCAACGGTGTCAGTCAACTGGCATAAATCGACATCGCTGCTACCAATTCCGATAAACTTCTTCCAGGTGCGCTCATCATAGAGATCGCTTCCACGGATAGTATGAATATTCCCCTTTGCATCAGTAACACTAATGGAAGTAGGAATATCATTAATTCTGAGACAATGCGTAAAGTTAGCTCCCCGCAACCAAGCTAAGGCGCGGCGTTCTGCATATTTCTCTAAAACCAGAACGCGGTTATAGTCAGCGATTGATTGATTCATACTTTGTCTATCTCCTTCTCAATTCAAACTCTTGTAGTGAGGAAGCCTCACCTTCCCAATCGTACTCATCGTATAGAGCACAAGACTTTCGAGGAGCTTCCGTTCAAGGGCGGCTTGCCGTTTCATCTCTTTCTCATCCGGGTTGATTTCGACCCAGGCAACAAGCAAATGCCTAAAGTGGAAGTTCATTCCCAATCACCTCCCTCATGCGTCATAGCCCACTCAAACGGATTGACTTGCGGGCCACGCTTGAACAACTCTTGCTCCTGCGCTTTGGCTTCTTCCTCGGCCTCGCGCTTCTGCTCTTCAGTCACCGCTTCCGCTTGCTTCAAGTGCTCAATGGAGAGCGTCGTATCAAGTTCAACCTCGTCACTCTCCAGGTCAAGAAGCCCGGGTCTGCCATAGCTTGAGATGACGAGTGCCATCATCGCATGGCAATCAGGGTATTCATCGTGTGGCGCTTTGGGAAAGCTAAACAGTTCTTTCTCGGCTTCCTCGATGCCTTCCATGTTTTTGTTGTGGTACACCTTGCCATTGCTATAGAGAATAGAGCCTGTGGTGGAGCGCATGATCTTATCTGTCTTGGGCACAAAGGGCTTGATAGGAAGTCCAAGCGAGATGAGATACTGGATCATGGCGAGCTGGTAGCCAACCTTCTCAACGGCGATGATGCTATGCATGAAGCGCTGGAAGATGAGAGGTATCTGCTGCTGCTGCTCTGGAAAGTCTAAATGCTCATGCAGCGCGTGGAGCAAGAGCGCATCTTTGTAGGGTGTGATAGCCCACGTTTCCATAAGGAAAAAGTCGGCTGTGCTTTTTGTCGAAACGGCCAGGTCGATGACGGCCAGATTCCAACAGTCAGCGATGGGAACCGTTACACGGCCACGAGGCGTCTCAAGCAGGTACGATTGTGATTGCTGGTCGACAGTAAACCAGCGCCTATCACGCTCTTTGTAGATAAAGCCACCGTATGGTATCGGGCTTTGCTGATACTGTGCTGAGTAGTGCAGCGGTCCTAATCCGCGCTTGAGCTTGTCAAGTACTTCCCTCGGAAACTTCGCCGGCCAGAGGAGTTCACCTTCTTGTGTGCGAATATCGTAGGCGCCAAGCGAGGTAGCCTGAGCGCGTGCAGGCTCGTATTCTTCAGGCAGGTCTACATGCTCCCATCCCTGCTTGAGGATATGCCCGATCAGATCATCCTCATCGAGCCGTTGCCCAACGACAATCATGGGCCCATTTTCCTGATCGTTGAGCCGTGACATCCATGTTTTCCCAAACCATTCTTTCGTGGCTTCGATATCGGCGCGTCCGGCCATGGCATTGTTCGGATCGTCGATCAGCAGATGTGAGGCACGTTTGCCT